TAAGCTAAGCGCTTAAGTCTGCGCTGCTTAAGCTCTGCTCGACTGAGCTTCTCCTTAGTCTCCTTGTCTCCAGGGGCCATTCCATCAGAACCGCCCATGTTACCAGTTTGCTTCATGTGCTTATCCTGGTCTCTATCCCAAGACTCACTCTTGTAAGTGTTTGGCTCAGCGCCCTCTGCTCCACCTTGCATATAAGCTATTCTACGGCGAAGCTCTGCTCTCTTTCTTAATCTTGACTCATTCATAATATCCTCCATTATTGAATTGATTGAAAAGTCGTCTACATAATCATTATCTAGATCATTAGCAACCTTAATACTGTGATTTTTCCCATTTGATTCAACCGTCACAGCTTCACCGCCAGACGGATTGTTAAGTGACGCTACTCTAGGCATGCCTAAAATATCATCCTCTGACGAGAGAAAATCAGGACCATTCCCGTTATCCCCACCGCCTAACATATTAACCTGTGAATTAGAGGCTCCGGCACTATATGCAGGAACCTCACCTGAGCCCCGAAGCCCTTCTGAATTTTCAGGAGAAGTAAACGACTCCTGAGAAACTTGTGGCCTGGAACTCATCTTCCCATCTTCATCTGTATCAACTAACTCTAACAAACTGCTTAAAACTCTTTTTGCGCTATCTGGAACATCAGGATCCCCTAAGGCCTTAGCCGCTTCTGCCGCAGCTCTTAAGCGTTCCGATACACCAGATGGCTCTGCACCGACAGAATTGGCGCTCGAAGCATCCTCAGAATGAGAAGTCTTTAATAATGAATTATTTTGCAAAAAACTTCTGACAATTCTTTTTCGTTCGGCAATCGAGCAGCCCGTATCTCCACAGGCCGTCTTCATTATGCCTTCCAAGTGTTGAGCTTGACCAAATGAAAGCTTGCCCAGCATTTCATCTACGTTATCTACTCCATAATTTGAAAGCTCTTCCCTGTAGTCCTGCAAAGATGCAATGCATTTTAATAATACCGCACCGGGCTCTGCAGGTTGAACTACAAGACTATATTCTATTGGTTTTAAACCGACATTTATTTCGCCATGAGCAAGCCTGTTATTTACGTGCTCACAATACTCTCCCTGAGTCTGTGCTCTATTTCCACAATCCGAGCATATAGATGTTTCAACCGCCGTACCCATTGAGCCATATCTAACAAGTCCTGTTTCGACCTTTCTAGCTAAGTCAGGGTAGTTAACCTTGTCTAGAGCGCAAAGACCAATGATTTGCTTGAATTTCTCATCGTAATGTGCATCTAAAATAATTCCACGAATTCCGTCTACAGAGCTTGACTCGTGATCACGACACAACGGCATGCCTATCCATTTTTTTGCAGCAATCTTCAGTTCTGACTCTGGAAAAATATCATTATTATTGTTTCTGTGAGGCTTTACATTCCCGTGCCATTTCCAGTTTTCATCAAAAAAGCCCCAAGCGCTATCTCCGCTTGAGGTTTTCTTTATGAGCCCGGACTCGTCTAGGGTAGCAGATTCTGCTGCTTTTAAAAATATTATAGAAAAATATAAAAAGTCGTCTGACCTAGGAGCAATGGCTTTAATGCCAGTAGCAAGCTTGGTCATTCTTTCTACCAATTTTGGATTTGCCGAAATCTCTGCAGAGGTATGCGTAGCAACGGCATCACTTTCTGGAGAGAAACATACTTTTTTAAACATTTATTAAAACCCTTATACGAAACATCTTATATGAAACTTAGTGACAAACACATAAACTACAAATATTTATATAAATATTAGTTTTTGCGTTTTTTGTGTAAAATTTTTTTGAATTACATAGTTTTTATGCTAAGTCTTGTCTTTTGGCTTATTTTTTTCATACTTAGATAATGCCTTGACTCTTCTATCTTTTTCGTCATCACCGTCCAAAAATAAGCATTCCTCATCAGCATAGCCGTCGACGATCTCTTCGCCGCTCTTTTTAACCATGATATTCTTTGTTTTGTCACTAAACTTTATAAACATACCTACTCCGTAAGAACTAATATACCAAGAATATCAGAATTAATATAATCTTTTGCTCGGCCAAGAGTCATCACCGTATCTTCTATTGAAGATTCCGCCTTACCTGTAAGCTCCTCTAGCTTGGCTGAAAAGTCATCTGTATCGATCAAGTTTATTAAACCTATGATTTCCTTTATTGATTCTGAAGAAACTTTTGCTGCTTCTGCCACAGCTCCTATTACCTCTGTTGTAGTTGAAATATCCTTTATTTCATTAAGCAACTGAATACTGCTTTTAATATTTAAAAGCATTCTTTTCGTTAGTCTGGAGTTCCTCTTACACGATTGATTATACTTTCCCTTGCTGGATGAAATTGCATCTATATTTCCTGAAATCTTATTATAAGCCTCTAAGTTTTTACTAAAATTATCCGCCAGCTGCTTGCAAAGATCTGATGATCTAGATATATACTTCAAGGCTTGTCTAGCCTTATCTTTTGTGCCATCAGGAACAGGCATCCCGCCCTCTTTTACAAAAGAATGAGAGTATAGATCCGATTCACCATACCTCTCAATTACGGCATTATATGCACTCCTGGATCCAAAATCTTCGGGGACCCGCAACAGAGAAGAAGTGACGCTCACCCTTTTCCCAGATACTTTTTCTATAGCTTTTTCCAAAAATACTTCTATCAAATCTTTTTCCAAGTTTTTTCTCGAAACCACTATAATATCAGAAGAGTTTTTTAAACATATCTTATCAAGAATTTTCTTGTGGTCAATGGAAAAGGACTCCGGCATAGATTTCTGGCCCACAAAGGAGTGGGTCTTATTCAGTTTTTTGTATATACCTTTTTGAAAGAAAGTAGACGCTGGCACGTCTATATAAGAGCTCTCTTTTATAGAAAATGTTTCGTTAAAAATGCCACGATGAATTCTTCCATCAACCTCTGGGCTCTTACTAGAATACAGTCTTATCTCGCCTAATGAGCCCAAAAAAGAATCTATATCTATAGCCGTAGATCTTTTCTCTAAAGCTATGTTTTTTGATGCAAACTTCTTTATAATATTAGAAGCAGATGGTGCATCGCCTCCCCCTATCCTTACGATGTTTTTTTCTGCAACAGAATATGCAGCAGGCCCACTTGAGGCGGCATATTTGAATGCAACCCCGCTTATATCTAGATCAGAGAGAAGTGCTCCAACCTTTTCTATGTCACCAGAATAGGTCTCGCCCCTAGTAAGATAGATCTTACCGCCCGTTTTTATATTCAAAAGATTACATAACCCTCCTGAAATTTCAAGAACATTAGAGATACCTGATGCTCCAAAGACCTCCAAAGATCCGGGCTGAATGTTATTATAAATTTTCTTTATATTATCGTCTTTATCTATAAAAATGATATCTATAGGGTAGCTCACACTTCCCATGTGAAACATAACATCTGTAGGCCGTTTGTAGGGAAAGACTAAACCACATTCTTTTTTTAGTCGAGAATAAACCTGTAAGCCATCCCTCTGCTCCCTAGGGGTGTCTGCTATATCACATAGAAATGACGCGACCTCGTTGGCGCTATTATCATAGTATCTTGCTATGGCAACCTTATTTATCTTAGCGCTCTTTACGAGATATTTATTGTATAGTCCGGAGTGCTTGCCTAGTATATTAAATCCACCTCTTTCAATAATTTTATCTATAGCCACCTTGGGTGAAGACAAAATAATTCCAGATCCATTAAAAGCGATCTGCTCAGACAGATTTTTTATAGAAAGCAGAGCCTCTTCTCTTGAGGCCCTAGATGCGTCTAGAACGAATCCATCTAGCCGAGTTTGAAAGCGATGAAACATTGGGCTCCCAGTATCCTTATGAACCCTTGACTCACCTCCTGTTGCGCCAGATACCTTATGAAGACTCACTATATTTACTTCTTTGTCAAAAAAAGCTTTAGAGCATTCCAGCCCAGCGTCACCTAGAGTAGCTATGGTCATGTTGTCTTCAAGTGATGTGCGAACATGCTGAAGCATATCTAGCAAAGCAGAAAGCTCTTCATCCTGCATGTCAGAAAACCTAGGCTCCACGATGTTTCGCATACCCTCGGCTCCGCTCTCTGGGCCTGTGCCTTCATGAATATGCTTTACTGGAGTAAGCATATCATAGCCCTCATAAGCATCATTGGAAATATCTTTAAAAGAGTCTCCGCTAGGTGCCATTGAGCCCATCTCACTCTCTGTTCGCCCTATCCATGGCCATGCTTCTTTTTTCATCTCATCTCCTGATCTCTATTTGTTTAAAAAATAGCAGAATAATCATAGTCTAATCATAAGCTCTTTAAGAACCGTGTTTATAAAATATGGATCCCTACCATTTAAAACATTTTTAACCAAACCAAGGCTAACTCCTATTGCGGCACCACCAGGGGCTTTCTTTGAAGATATCTCCACAACATTAAAATCATCAAGCCTAGATGACACGTTTTGGTAAGACCTCATCCTTGCGTCAGGCGACATTCTTGAGATCATAACCTTAATCATACCATGAAGCTGCTCAGCAACATATACTGGATTCTGCTCTAATAATTGAGAATATTTTTTTACCTTATCTGACATAATTCTCTGCCTTTGACACCGCCGCCTGATAAGCGTTTAGCTTAGCATTGCTTAATGCGACTCCACTATTAGCGCTAATAACCAAAACTCTATTAAATGTACTTACCAGCGTCATTATCAGTTTGTTCTTATCTGCAACATCTGACTCTACAATCTTTATTAATAAATCTTTGAACAGCATAGAGTAATCAAGCTCTCTTTGCTCCGCAATCTTTTTTATCATAAAGTCTGCAAAATTAGCCATAACATGCTCACCTTCGCCGTCCATTTCGTCTGCAAGCATAACAAATAAATCTAATAATTTTTCCGAATCAACCTTCACCCTGGGGGTGAATCTTGGCGGAGGCAAAAGCTCCTTCTCTGGATCCGGATCATAAGCCGCCACGGGCTCTCCAGGCAGCGTAGGACCTCTTCCCACTCCAAGGCCGGGCTCTGCACTTAGGCCCTCCTCTCCGGAAGATGTAGAGGGTATCTTCGTACACTTATCTGCTACCCTGCCCTCGGGAGCCCTAGACTGATAGGCTATCTTCTTCATTTCTTTCGCCTTACCTTTCCGAACCCTTTCGAGGTAACTCTTTGAGCAAGCGACCTTCCCTTTATATTCTTAGGCCTAAACTTGTTTCCTTTAGAATCCTTAACCTTTCCTCCCATTATAACCAAATCTGACGGAGTAAAAAATACAGTTTCCCCACTTGGTGACCTTGCCTCATAATAAGGAGTTGTCTCTGTTGAGGCAGCTTTCTCAAGAGCCTTTAGCTGAGAGGCATTATCTATAAAGATGGGCACATTGCCATGTTTCGCAGAGACCCTCATAATCTCAACCCGCTCAGGAGTTCGCCCCTTCACTTCTCTTATGCCTTCTGGTCTAAAATAAATAGTTATTTCCGACCCACCAGAAACGCTTTCTCTTGTAACATTATAAATAATTTTAGATAACTCTATGCCACTAGGAAGCGTAATCATGCCCTTATCTATAAAATGTCTAAGATAAGCCTCACCTGATCCGGAGGAATTAACGTCATCTGCAGCCTCCCCCTTTATATATAACTTCACTACCGGCGTATCTTCACTATTTAATGCATGTTCATTTATATATATACCGTTTGCACCAGTTGGGTCCCTATGAACATACTGTCCTGGCCTGACTGCATGTATATAAATATTATCAGCAATAACCCTGTCTGCGGAAGCATCTTCGCCCTTGGACCCTTTGTCTGTGTCCTTGCTTTTTCCCAAATCTGAATTTAGGCCCTTCGTGTTATCAGAACTCTCCCTGAAGGCCTCTAGCACGCTCTTCCACTCTATCACTGCCTTGTAAAATCTTTTCAGTTCCGCAGCGTCTGCTTCCCGCTCCGCATTAAGGCCTTCATAATCAATCTTTGATCCCGATCCCAAAGATTGGTCAAACGAGGCAACCGCATCAAACTTCTCTCTTAAAATAGGTATGATTTGTTTGATTATCGTCTTGTAAGGACTCTTTTCGCTAAGGTTTGTAGTAGAAAGATCTTTTCCCTTAAACTCAATCGCCATAGCCTCTATGTTCGTTATATCATTAAGTGGCCTTAGCCCTTCGGATAAAGATGGAATCTTGTCTATAATTTTAATAAATGGTTCAAAATTTGAAAGATACAGCTGAATCGATGGAGCGATAATAACCTCGTTAAGCTTGTTTTTTGCTCTTAAGTTAATTTGCTCAGAAGCATCACTCCAATGACTAACCTCTCTTATGCTCTTCTCTAATTCGCGGCTTGGCCTTATCATATTAATTGGAGCCGTAACTATTTCTGCTATATCATGAAACACTGAAGATGCATCTCTCTCAGAGGCAAAATCTGATAATGTGCCTTTTCTGATACCTTCTGATGCTGATTTCAGGGCAGACCTTAAAAGCTCAGCCGACTTCTCGTCTACTTCTATTTTTTTTTCAGCACCTGATACACCAGGGCCTTCAGAATCTGCCGAGCCCGCGAGAGCAGCCTCTTCCTCCATCTCTCTCATCTCTTCAAGTTCAGCATCTGTGAACTCATTTGCATTAGATGTTTTTTTCATATCAATACTCGCCCCACATTATCTAGCCGCCCCCCTCAGGGCCTCCCATTGAGCCTCCCATTGGGTCTCCCATGCCGCCGCCTTCCCCACCGGGCTCAACCCCAGGAATGGCAGCTTCGGCCGAAGAGGTCTCTCCAGGCGGCTCTGCTATAGCCTTGGCTGGATCAACCCCCAAAAGCTCAGATAGCCGCATATTACCAAGCACCTGTTGCTCTTTTGCAAATACTTGCTCATCTATCATTTCTTCTCTGATTCTTCTTCGCTCTTCCTCATAGCTCAACCCAAGACTCCTATGGAGAGTCTGCAGAGATACCTGCTTATTTCCTACAAATTGGCCAATTGAGGTTATATAGTCTGCCATATCGTATAGATTCATGTGATTAAAATCTATTGATGGAACAAGAAGCCTTTTTTCCCCATCTTTATATTCAAAAAAATCTTGAATCTCACATATTGGAGCAAATACTTTTCTTTCCAGCCATTTTTTCATCATATTTCTGAAAATATCATATCTTTGCCTAAGAACCTCAAGTCCCACGGAAGAGCTTGCATAAGTTGCGCTCTCCTGGTCCATCAAAGCCTTTGGGGTCATAAGCCCTGCGTATAAGTTTGTTACAATATGCTCAACGTCAGGCCCAACATCCATTGTGGCTCCAGAAAAGCCTACGCGCTCTATCTTGACCCCATTGTGTGTTACAATCTTAAAGTCTTTATCATACTGGGCTTCTTCTAGCAAGTTTTTAAAAGCCTCTATATCAGCCTGCGTTGGCCGGTATTCTCCCTCTCCGCCCATAGTAACCAGGGTAAGAGGGTTTATCATCCCATCTGCCTGAGCAAACTTTGATTCTCTAAGCTTATCGTAGAGCATGAGATCCTTATACACGGATACCACAACAGAAGTTCCTCTTACATCATAGGGGGAGCTTAATAGCTTAAGGTGAGAAACATTAAACGCATCAAGCGGTATATTTTGGCCCTTTTTTACATAGTCAATTATATGCTTTGGTATATATTTTCTCATAGATAAGTCAGATGGTGATGTCGAACTTATAATTCTCTGAAGATTGGCATCAGGTCTTAGTGATACCAGAGTGTGATTTCCTATCACAGACTTCTTTACATGTACATAATCTGGATTTAATATAGTAATCCGACTCCAAGTTCCAAGACTCTCGTCAAGCTCTGCGTATGGAAAGGCCTCTCCCATCTTCCAGAACTCAAGAGCAGCGCCATACACTATTGAGTATAAATCAATTTTTTCTGCCATCTCCATAAAAAATTGCTGAACCTGCTTATTCTTGCATGTTATGTTTATCTTGCTAATGGGATAACTAGCGTGTAAGTTTATTGCGTTCCTAACAATCGGATGAGTGTCATAAAATACCCTATTCCAGGCATTCATGGTCACCCTATCTCTTGGGAGATTTAAGTTAGCAAGCTGAAATAATGGAGAGTATATTTCTGGAGCCATCCTGTCCGTTGTCGAAGAAACAGAGGGTCCAGGCATAGGAGAAGCTATAGAGCCTGTTTTCCTAAAACCTGGGCTATGAGCAATTGCTCCATACTGCCCTGCAGATTCTCGCAAATCGGACTGCTTATTAACAGCGCTGGTTATCTCTGCGCGTCTAACGTCAGATAAAGATCCTGCGGCTTTCTTGGAAATATCTGTATTCGGCTTACCAGTTCTTTTCATTTTCTATATCCTCCGTTTTACCCTAGCCAACGTTGATTGCAAATATTCGCTCTTTCTATCTAAACCAGGTTTAATAGTAAATCCTTTAGTTAAATCAAATTTATATGCCATATAAGCATACATCAGGGCCATAAGTCCATCATTTGGAGCCGATCCTTTAACAAATGTCTTGAGCGGCTGCCCCCCCGATATCCTTACTTTTGACTCCATAGAAGTGCAGTGATCAATTAACCACTCAACATACTCGTAGCTTTTCCATGGAAATCTTATTTTACCCTTTCTGAACAAATCAAACAGCTCCTCTATCAAAAGATCTTTATTATAAGAAACGATGAGCTCGTCTTCTCGATATTTTATGGGCTTTATTAAACTACCACTTCCTTGTGCTCCCAAGAACTTTTCTCCGTAAATACCCTGCAGGTCATGCACCACATCTTGTCCGAAGAACCAATCGGAAACTCCCCTTTTAACCCCGAACCTTCTGTACATCTCCTTTATAGTGTCTTTTTTGAATGAAAAATTATTCTTCTTAAGTTTATGAGCATGCTCAACTGTAAGCGTTCCATCTGGCTGCGCAGAAACTACCACTACGCAAGAGTAGGACTGGCCGCCCTTTGCATTTGGATCATCTTCTTTTCCGCCCCAATCAACGCCAAGGTAAACATCCCTGTCCATTGGGTTTATACTTTTTGCGAAACTTCTATCTTGATCCCTACACTTATTGTAGACTTCTGCCTTAGTAAGAGGAGATCCGGCTCCAGAATAAAACTCTCCCACTACTTCATTTTGCCAAATCCGCTCTGTTTGAGCCGGATTATTCTCAGGCATAAGCTTATCTATATTCTCTCTAGTAAAGTAAGGAATATATAATTGATTTATATGAAAGCCAACAAAGCTGCAGTTATTCGGATTTCCCGTAGAAACCCATCTCCCCATCTCTATAGCCTCAACCTTCTTCTGCTTAGTGCCACATTGAGGACACTGAACAGTATTTTCATAAAGCCATATAGACTTCCACCTATCATCTCCTGGCAAGTAAAATGGATAGGTTTTTTTACAGTTTATGCAGCCCAAATGATAATATCTTTGATCTGACATATCCCAAATCGTAGAAAAATAAGAACCCTTGTTCTTAGGGGTTCCGAAATATACCTGAACGCCCTGGCCAACCGGTCCATATTTTGCCGCTGTCAATATCTTTGTTGCGTTACCGATTGCATGCCCGAACATATCTTGAACTTCATCGAAGAATACAATATCCGCAGTCATACCACGAATCCTATCTCCATCTGAACCAAGGCTGTCTATCCACAGGGTTCCTGTTTGAAACTGCTTCATCGTTAGATTATCTACAGAGTTTTGACTAATAAGTTTGTTTTTATTTATGAAATCTTCTTTAGCAGTTCTTACTAAGGTCTCAAGCTTATCTTGTGAAAACTTTTTAACCTGTCCTAGGGCAGGAAATAGGTGTACAACTCTAACGTTTGGATCGCAAAAAAGACCGCTGTTAGTAAAGAATAGGTCCAAGGCTCCGGCCATAACCGTAGCACCAACCTGCCGGCCCTTTTTGATAACCACAGGCTTTCCATCTTTTCTTGTAGCCTGAAGGGCTATATGACGATAAATTTCCGCCATAAACTTCCAGCCGTTATCAAGAACCTGAAAGTCAGCTCCATCTAGAGTTAAGTTGTTTTGAACGAAATGAGCTGGATCAAAGTCTAGAAAACCAGTTTTGAGCTGCTCAAAAAGCTTTTCGTTTGTTTTCTTTTCTTTTGACATTCTTATCCATTAGCATGAGAATAGTAATCAGCCATATCATCATCATGTGATGAGGTCATATCGGCCCCTGGTATATATTCTACTGCTTCTGGATCTTTTTTGTGCTTTTTAAGAATGGACAGCACTGCATCTTTAAACTTGTTATTAAGTCTTCTTTCAAGCCTATCAAAGCCTAAGTGGGGATGCTCTCTGCAGTGCGTCATCACAGCTCCATAGCCAGCTTCAGGTCTATCTTTTGCAAAAGAAGAAATATACGCCATAATCCTCTTAAGGTCCTGGATCAAAGCTTTTTTATCAGATGCTTTTTCCGAATTAGCCGAACACCCATCACAGGTGCCACATCCGCATCCGGCCTCCTTAACCGCCTCTTTTTCTGACGCATCAATATTCTTTACAAGATTGAACCCCGCCCGAGATTTTAGGTCCGCCATTTTTTCGTCTATAGTATCAAAGTCATTTCGCTTTTTCATTATAGATCGAAGGTTATCAAGATAATCAGCATTTTTGTTCAAACCATTAGAAAAGTCTCTAACCCAACCAGCGGTTGTGCTATACTCCTCTGTTAAATTTTGCCTGTTTACCTTCATAATTACCCCTTAATATAAGCCCATCTCGCCCATTCGTTCGCGGCGCTCATGATATTCCTCTTCTGCAGCCTCTGCTTGCTCTCTAGCATATTCTTCATATTGCTTTTTTTGCTCTACGGAAAGTCTTCCTTCGGCTACAACCGGAACCACTCTTTTGCCTTCGCACTGCGCACAAGTAATATCATATGTTCCACCAAAATAATCCTCTTCAAAGTCTGGGTCATCATAAAAGTCATCGCTAGTCAGACCTCCTGCATCTATATTTGGATCAACTGTTTTGCCCTTTCCTCCACACAGGCTGCAAACCTCAAGTTCTGCTGGCAAGTTAAGCTCTATCTCTTTTTCTTCCGTCCACTCTCCTGTGTCTGGATCCTGCGTCATATCATCATCATCTAAATACTTGGTCCACGATATAGTAATGGTTCCTGATCTCTCATCATATCCTTTCCAAGCGCTTTTTGCGTTAGCCCTTGGGTCCATCATATAATTTCGATCTTCAAGTAAAGCGTCCCGATAAGAAGCCTCTTTTGCCAAGGCGCTTAGAAGTTTAGCCTCTCTAAGAAGACCTCTTGAGTTTAAAATGCTTGCTAATTCAGTTAATTTATCTAACATCATAAACCTCTTCTAATTAAAGTAACTTCTTACGAAGTCGATTCCGCGCTTATTGCCATCATCTTTAGAGGGCCCCGGAGAGTAAGAGCCTCTATCTTTAAAGATATGAAAACCACTGTCCATACATAATTGCATAATGGAAAGCTCTTCACGGTCGGTCAAATCATACTTTTTCTTAAGAGAGGCATAAACCTCTTCCATAGGGTGTCCGGCAGAAATATGTGCGTTAATCATCATCCCGGATATTGCTCTTTCAAAAGGAGAGACGGCGATAACTAAATTATTTGGAGTTGAAGCCTTCTTCTCTAGCTCTTCCGCCTCTTTGAGTTGCTCATAAGAAAGCTTCCTTCCAGAAGGGCTTTTCCAGTTTGGAACAGAATGCGCTTTAGATTCTTTTTGACTATGTCCATCTTTAATTTGCTTTTTTAGCTTTGATAGATGATCCTTGAGAACCAATACATCTCTCATGATGTTAACTCTTACATCTTCAAGCTTTGCTATATCCAAAACACTATCATGATCTTCTCGTATAGCTCTAGAGATATCTCCATTCATTCTATCTAGGAAGCTTATGGCTCTTTCACACCCGACTGTAGATGTTCCATCGTGCTTTGGAATCTGTGACGGATACATTTCGCTTACATGAGCCATAAACTTAGACAAATCTTTATCGTTTGCATAATCTGTTTCAGGCTCCGGCTCATCGTCAGGCTTATAGTCGTCAGCGCCAGGCAGTAAATCAGATAGAGGGATATCACCGTGCTCTTCTGCGAATTGAGTCACGTCCTCATCTAATGCTTCCAGCTCTTCCCCTAGATCTCCGAGACTACCCTCTCCCTCTGTGAGGGGTTCGAGAAGGTCTCCAAGAGATGCGTCTTCCATTCTTTTTAGATCCTCTTCGAAGACCGTGACCGAATCAGCTTCTCCTCCAGATTCCTCTGCGAATTCCAATACATCATCTTCTGCAAAATCAAATGCGCCCTCTTCGTAAAGAACTTCATCCGGAGGTGCGACTTGGGCTGCTTCCTTATAAACTACTGTATTTTTCGTACTATTAGACATCATTTCTCCTATCCTATTAAGCTGTAAATCCCATAATAAACATCTGTATTCTCATTATCATCAGAATAATAATTAATAGGATATCCATATTGAGCCTTGGGCATGTTTCCTATCATTATATGCGGGTACATAGGGCTTCCGTTTAATCCGGCACTTCCCGCCGGAAGAGACTGCTGGTTCTCGTCAAACTTGCAGTCTACAGATTCCTTATCCTCGTAAACCCTGTCGGCAAAGGGGCATTTCTTTGGCATCTCTGCCAAAAGCATCTCCTCTAAATTGTCTTCTAAGACCGCCTGTCTTTGCTCATCATCTTTGTACAAATAAAGTGGAACCATCTTAGATATAACAGCAGACTCATCCTCTTCAGATGGTCCCCCGGCAGACATGCATCCGCCAGGTATCTGTAGCCCAAAGGGGCATGACTGTGTTTTTCCTCTGATCATTTATAGTTCTTCCTAATAAAAGAATAAAGTATTAGTATTTTTAAACATATGTATCCCCTAGGCTTTTATCATTTAAAGTAATAGAGTCATCAAGATATTTTGCTATCATCCTTCTCTTTATAAGCTCTTCTTTAAAAGACCCTGTGAGAGGAATGAGGGACAATATCCCCATATCCATAAGATATCCTAAAGTTTTTTCTGCGTCTTCAGATATAGATTCGCCTACTATAGATGTAACAAATGCGTCTCGAAGAGTTCTCCCCATTTCTCTTGAGAATATATTTACATTATTTTTAGCATAATCGATTATACTTCCGTCAATAGAAAAACCTAGCCTGGCCGCAAAGTTTATTGCCCGAAAAACCCTTCTCAGATCGTCTCCGAAGCATATTTCTGGAGTAGTAATAGGTCTTATTAGCTTATTATCTAAATCCTTAACTGCTAAATCAGTAACGTCTAATAGATCGTGCTCAAAAAGCTTTTTATGCATAGTGTTTATTGTAAAATCTCTACTATATACTTCAAAAAGACTTCTATCTTTAACCCCATACTCGGAGCTCGCAAAGTCTACCGCCTTATCTGATATGAAATTGCCCGAGAAATCAAGAGCTTTATCCTCAAAATATACTGACACATGGCCATCCTCGAACATCTTAAATCCCAACTTTAGCTGAATAGCCGCAGATATACCAAGCCTGGGGGAGTCTGCGTCGTTAGTTGTTAGGTCGATATCAGTTTTAGTAATATTATTTAGATAAATATCTCGCGGAATGCCTCCGACAACCATTGGTTCAGATACATAGTTGCTAGACGATATATCTAATATGCTTTTATAAATTTCCTCTAGCCTCATGTTTCACCCAAACCGTATTACTTGTATATCAGACTATATTTCTGACGCCTGAAGAGATTCCTCTTGAGGGCCTTCCTCGTCAGAAGCCTCTTCTTGAGGCTCAGACCTTCCTGGCAGGTCGCTTCTAGAATCTGCAATAGACTTTGCGTTGGCAAGCTGTCCCATCATCTTAGTGACCCTAGTTAGAGCATATGAAAAGGAATCAATAAGCTTACTTTGAGACTCTGCAAGCTCAGGAAACATTGATGCGATCCCAATTTTATCCAGCATAATATCAAATTCGGCTAACTGCCTTATTATCCGTCTGTCTGCAAGCATGCCAGCTACCTCATCAAGCTTTTTCGCTGCATCATCTAGAGAAATACTTCCAGCAAGCTCATCGTACTCACCTGGTCTTGCTCCGGGAACAGGTGTTATATCCTTAAGCTCTACGGGGTCGACATCATCTCCGGAAGGTATAGCTGACTTTGGATCATTAGGATCTGGAGCAGCAGCCTCCTCTGGAACAGCAGCAGCCTCCTCTGGAACAGCAGCAGCCTCCTCTGGAACAGCAGCAGCCTCCTCTGGAACCTGCTGAGCTATTTTGACCAACATTTCAGCCACATCTTTTTGCCCATGCTTCTCAAGGGTGTTTGCAGTCCTGTGCGTTACATCAGAAATTGTACTTGCGAGCTTTAAGCAGTGAACCTGATGGCTTAAGTTAAGAAGATGTTCTGCTAACATCTTATACTTCTCTCCATCCATGTGCTTGCTCCTCAAAAGCTTATCTATACGCCTTAAGGCTCCATGCAACTTGCCCTTCCATGAGCTAAATGCATCACTTTCATCAGCATCTCTTATGGACCGATTTGCGGTCTCATCGAAGGTCGCCCCATCAAAGCTGTCTCCAGGCATGTTGAATCCACCGCCACTATGAGTATAGTTGCTATTTCCCTGTCCTAGGTTACTCATGTAAATAGCGCTCTTTTTCATATCTTGCTCCTTGTCGGAAGAGTACTTTAGGTGCTCTCCTTCACTATAATATTTAAACCATTTCTTAAACCGAGTATCTTCTTCTCTCTCTATATCTAGAAAATTACTATAATACTCTAGGGCCTTTTGCTTTGGCATTTGATTCTTTTGTACTGCATCATAAATTAAGTGAACAGTTTTTAGCCACTTATTTATATCTACTTCATCTTTTGTATCATAATTTTGCCCAAAAGGATTCGGATAAGCAACCTTCTTTATTCCACGCTCCTTAATTCGATTTTCCAAAAGAATTAAGTATGCATCATTTTTATTTGTAATACCTGTGGCCACAGCTTCACGGAAAACGCTTTCTGGCACCTTTAGGCCTAGAGAACGGCCAGCAGCCTTAACCAGTTTATACGATAAGATCTTATCGTCAGAGTCTATACCAAGATCTGTTAGCTCCGCCCCCTTCTTAGTTAAAATATGAAATTCTTTTGAAGCATAGGATATATTAATCTTAGATAATTTTCTAAGGAAGTATTCATTAACATTTAAAGAAATAGTCACTCTCCGGCCCTCTCAATCAAAGCATCTATTTTATCTAACCATTTTCTTTTATCCTTAACCCTTTGTTCGTACACAGCCTCTCTCAGGTAACCTAACAACGATCTCATATGTGCTTTTGGAACAGGATTATCTTCAGGATATAGGGTAAGGCTTCTCTTGAGCCACTCCTCAAAAGAAACAAGACTGCTGATGTCCTTAAAATCAAACACCTTATATGTCTTTCCGTCAATCAACATCTATAATCTCTCCCTCTAGCTCTCCAAAGGAGCCTGTCAAAACTTTGGTTCTTGCATCAAGTCTTTCTACGAAAACAGTTATTAGTTCTGGACTAATTTCGCCAAGCACATCAATTACTGTTTCTTTCAAAATTCTTGCCTGCTCATTTACTACATTAATATTAATATTATGATCAATTCGTTTATCTGCAACTCCCTCTACATACTTCTTCCAGTCCTGCATTAAGCCTTTCATAGTGTTTATGTATTCTATGAAGATCTTATCCTCTCGAAGAGTGCCTCCATTTTCCAGCAAATTGTAATAGAATTCTAGCCTAGAGTTTATCAAGGAGTCCATCTCAAGAAGCCTTCTTGATACATCAAGCTTCCCTTCTGCTATCTCCTCGATCTTCTGCTGATAAGCAGAAGAGTTCTGTATAACCATTTTCGTCTCAGCCTCAACGGCTTCCCTGTCAAGTTCTGTTCTGCGATTCTTTATATCGCCAAGAACATCTCCTTTTAAATTTAAATGATCTGCTCTAAACTTTTGAAGAGTCATATAAGATACGTGCAATCTTTTTGACCTAGGGTATTTCTCTTTAAGCCATCTCTCTACTTCCTTTACAGAGTCTCCGCCTAATAATCTTTTGATCATATCCTCTTTATCGGGATGGTTTAATACTTTCTTGCTCATATTTTCTCCAGTTAAAAAAAATGCCCCGGTTATATATTACCTTAACCAGAGCATTAAAATTAGTATAGAGTTTTGAAAGCTGCTTATTATCTATTCTTGCTCATCCATGTATCCAAAAGGTCGGATACATCGTGAAGGCCACAATCATCTAATGATGAAGCAACACTTACAATGGGGCTAAGATTAAGCTGCGCCTTAATATGGCTTGCTAAACTTTTTATGGTCAAATCTAATTCGTTAGACTCCTGGTCAAAGCCGACGCTGTCGAGTGTATTTGAAATAGCTACTAAAGAATTCGTCATGTGAGCCAACGAAGTCTTACCAACTTCGAGAATTTGCCTCTCATCTTCTGTAAGATTTTGCGGAGTTAACTCACGAAGCCTGCCTTCTGATAGCTTATAGCCAGACTCAGGATCCCTGTGAGCTATTACAAGGTTCTTTATTATAAAACCTATATCCATAACATGATCTTCAGATCTGAGCCTGCCCTCAGGTCCTGCCCAATCCCAGTCACTTGCCGCAACCTTCTTCAGGACACCGTCTAATCTGTCAGCCTCTTTTGACAAGCCTTTTGCATCTAAAACACTTGCCATCCTTGAAAGACTAGATTGTAAGGATGCGCTTCCACCTGGAAAAGATCTTCCATCTTCGGTTTTAAAGCCTTCGTTATAATCATATACCTTGTTCGTATAAGGGTCTTGATAAACCCCGTCAGACACCCTTTGGGCCTGAACGCCTATTCTATCTGGAGAATATCGAGTAGATAGATGAGGTGCCACGTATTCGGTAGGAACCCTTGAGTCATCACCCTCGGGCGCTATATTGTAAAGAGATTCCGTATCTCTGCCTATCGGAGCCTCTCCGCCCCTCTGAGAGAGATACCTCTCTCTTGTTGCATAGTCTGTAGTGTTAGACTGAAAGTGCTGAAAAATACCATGCTGATCTCCTACGGCTACTTTTGATATTCTACGTCTTGTCTTACTCATGTCGTCTCCTATGATAGTACTATTTTAGAAGAAGAGATCATTGCTCCGGTCTCCCTAAGCGCCTCTGACTTTAAAGCTCTGGCGGATGGGACCATTCTTCCCTTCTCATCGAAGGCTATCTTGCTAACTGGAAGCCCAAGCTTAGGACAATAAAGCTGCACAGAGGTTGGAACTCTAATGAGGTCTCCTCTATCAAAAGCGTTCTTAATCTGCTTCTCCCTATCTGTATTTCCAGAGGAGTGCTTTAAAAGCTTAGAAAACATATCTAATGCAGATATGTACTTTTGACCACCGAATTTCGACTCTATTGTTGTCAAAGCATCTTCTGCTCGCTTAAAATCAGCTGTAGCCACACCATCAGTCACCTGATCGACTAACTGGGGATAGGAAAGTCTGCCCATCTCTTCGACATCTCTAGACACACTTTGTAGCGAAGAATTAGCCTTAGAGCTTTCGAGAATCTTTCTCAGACCCTTTTCATTAAGAGGCAGAGTCTGTCCTGCAACCTTAAATTTATTTGGAATTACAGGGCTTCCGTTTGGCATATCCACAGGAATGCTGATAACAACCCGCCCCTTATCCGTTGGAATATCTGCGCTAAACGTCAGAATTCTATCGTCACTTGCCGCGACTTTTACCTGAGGATTAGGAATACCAAAGCCTGCCATTTGTGAGGCTATCACATTTCTTGCCATATTTATCTGGTCTTTAGAGAAAGATGTCGCCGCCTCTACCAAGCTGTCCTCTATATTCGCATAGGGCTCAAGGGAAGACGGAGTCACTGGAGCCTTTGTCTCCAGGGTTCCAAACGACCTTTGATCTGCATACTTTTTCCTAGAAGATTTTTGCGTAAAATTATTCTTGTCTTTTACAAATACATAAAGATTTTCTTTATTAAGCTTTACAAGCTGGTTGCCCTGAACAAAGCTCGTTGGCAGTGTTGGAATTCCATTAGTAACCTGAACGGGAACTGACACCTCTACTTGAGTGAAATCAGATGTATCTATTGATGCTGTACACAAAACAAAATGATCGTTGGACCTAACTGCCTTGACCACCTGTGGGGTGCAGTCCATAGACTGCAGCTGCAGCTTTGTAAACTTCTCTGCCTTCCTTAAAGTATTATCAGAGAACGCCGAAAAAGATCCCTTTTTGTTTAAAGAAAAGACTCCGGCTAGTTCCTCAGAGAGCTTTGTAGCCTCATACATTGGCTCAAGAGCCTTTTCAAGCGGGACCCTAGACCCTTCTGCTCCAGAGGTATTTGCAAGAACTGAGGCGTGACTCTCTGGTAAAAGATCTCCGGCCTCTTCTCTAAATCTAGATTTGCGACCCGACATCCCGTATAAATGATCGTAGGT